TATATTTTTACAAGATTATATAAAATTATTCTTTAATCAATTAAAGTGTTTTTCTATTTCTTAATAATAAGAAATGATATAAAATTGTATCATTTTAAAGATTTTGTGATATAATAAAAGCAAGAAGAACTACAATCTATTTAGGCGTAGAGTGGAGTTCATAATAAACGTAGTTTATTTTTTGAATTTAAATATAAATTTAAATTCAACCTGTAAGTCACTCTTTGCACGAGAGTGGCTTTTTGCTTTTTTGAATAGTTCACTGATTAAGTAAACTACCACACTAGCTGTTAAACTAGCTAAAACATTAAACAAAAAGTTATCCATGTAACTCACCTCCCCTCGAATCGTTGGGAGGATAATCTTTTGTACATGAACTCCACTCTATAGATTGTATATTACGCTCTTCTTGCTAAATTTAATTATACCATATTTTGTAATATCAGTTAAGAGTTTGCACTACAATAATCAGAAAGCTTGTTCCACTCACAATCAACCCCTATTATTTTAAGAATATCATTGACTTGGCTATTTAAATCTTTAATATCTGATTTAGACATTAAAGGATCTTTCATTATTTCATTTAGAAAAATACTATCAATGATTAAACATACATTTTCTGATAAATATTCACGTTTTACTGAGATTACTGTTCCAACTGTACTTTCTTTTAGTGTCTTATATGCTACACTCAATATGCATGGTTCTAAATTAATTCCTTCTAGTACTGTTTCAAAGTAATATTTTATTCTTATATTTTCATTTCCAATAAATATTTCTTCATTGCTGCTTATCTTCTTTAATTTTCTCATTATGCCTAACATCTTAGCATTCACTTCATAATTTATTCCATATCTCTTTGATGCCAAACTCGACATTAAGTCTCTTTCTAAATAAATTACCCACTGACCATTATAGGAAAATGATGTTTTAGCGATATCCATTTCTCCTTTTCCAGTAATATTAAATTTAGGCTCTAGTTTATTTATTAAGTAAATCTCATAAAAATCCATAGTATATTTATTATCTAATTCCATATACTCAAGTCTTAAATTCTTATTACACCAATTTTCTTTTTTATTACTTAAATGACTAGCGTGTCTATCACAGATATTCTCTGTTTTCCCAACGTATAAACATTCTTCCGTATCTTGATTAATATATTTATAAACATAATACATTTTTTATTTTCTCCAATTCTTAATTGTCATATTTACAGCCCTTATATATTTCAAATAATTCTTGCCATGTATATCCAACTTCTAGTATGTGAAAAATATCCTCTATTTGTTGGAAAATCTCAGTAATTTTATATTCAAATGTTGGCATTAATTCCATTAAATTAGCCAAAGATCCAATCCTAATCTCTAATGTTATATTTATAAGTATTTTTTTATTTGTTGCTGTATATTCTTTCCATCTGGGATAAACTGAAATCAAAGAACAACTTCCAAATCTTTCTAATGTTTCAAAATCATATGATATCAAATTAATATCTAATTCATTCTCACAAAATTCTATATCCATATTTTCAAAGTTATATAGCACACTTAAAACATTATTTTCATATAACATTTCAACCTTGGCATCTAACTTTTCAATTCTCTTTAAAAAATTAATAGATTTTTTACTTACTTCATATTTCATATCTATCTTTCTTTCTCTGAATCTTCTTTTTCCCTTTGTCTTTTCCTTAAAATCTTCTTCTGAATATGTACTCCAATCTTCTTCCTTGTAATCAAAAAAGATGTGTTCAGTATCCATATCACCTTTACTTAGTTTATTAAATATTGGATTTAGTTCATTTATTAAATAAACTTCAAAAAAATCCATATTATATCTACGTGGAAGTTCAATATATTTTAATATTAATTCTTTAGTACACCAATCTTCTTCTTTATTACTCAAATGAGATGAATGCCTTGCATATATATCTTCTGTTTTTCCAACGTATAAACATTCTTCTGTAGCTGGATCAATATATTTATAAACATAATACATTTTTTATTTTCTCCAATTTTTATTTATAGTAATATCCTTCTTCATTTACTAGACCTTGATCAAATAAATTTCTCCTAACAGTTTCAAGTCTGACAGGATCTTTGCTATAATCAACTTCTCTTTCTTCTTTTTTAACATCTTCATCATCCCAATATTTATCTAATTCTTCTTTAAACTTTAAATCATCTTTTTGATGAATTATAACTTCACTTATTTTATTTGAAAGTGTTGATTTAAAAAAATCATAATTCTTTGTATTTATAATATCAGTATTATCTCTTTCAAATGCTATAGCAATAGACTTATTAAAAGCATTCAGATAAACATCTTTCTTAAAATCAAACTCTTTAAAATCTTCTTTAAATAGTTTAATCGTCCCTGTTGTAAAAATATTTTCATTTGGTATATAAAAACTAAAAGACACTTCATTGTCCTGCTTCTTTTTAGGTATATAATCTTCAACCAATATATCTTTATCAAAATATTTTCTAGGTTCATAATCTATCACAGAAAAAATTATTTCATCTATTTTTCTATTTTTTCTTTTTTCTTCTTTTATTGAAACAACCATGTTGCCTTTTTTATTTATTTCATTCATTGCTCTTTTTAGAACATTTTGTTTAAAATATTTATACTCTGGATATACATTATCTTTTAATTTCAAATAAAATCTTAATTCATCTAACTTATATTTTATCTCCACTTCCTTATTTTCTCTGCTCCATAGTCTAAATAAAGTGTATAACCTCTGAGTATATGCACCTCTAAAATTAAATAACACTGATAAATTAATAGCTGTATATCCATTTTTCTTTTTCTGCATTTTTACAAAATCAGTTATATGATTGTATAGAACTTCATGCATCATAATTGTATAAATTTGGTCTGTATGATCCAATTCATATGTATTAATTAAACCACTTCCAAAAGTTTTTAACTTGCCAGTTGTCTCTTCTATATAGTCAAATTCCAAAACACTTTGTTGAAACATGTTCAAAATTTCTTTTATATTTTTATGCTCATAATCATTATTGTTTTTCATAAATACTTTTAGTTCTTCTTTTGATATAGTTGTAACATAAGATGAATTTTGCTGTTTCTGAGCATTAAAAAGTATTTTGTAAAATAATTTATTTTCCACATTTGTAAAATCATATTTACTTTTTATTAAATTATTTGGTTGCATTAAAATTTCTTTTTTTTCCAAAATCTATCACCTCATATAAATTATAATACCTAATTTATAAAAAGGTCAACTATTTTTGAAAGACGCTCACCTTTGACCCTTAAAATGATGACCTTTGACCCTTAAAATGATGACCTTTGACCCTTAAAATGATGACCTTTCGACCCTTAAAATGATGACCTTTGACCCTTAAAATGATGACCTTTGACCCTTAAAATGATGACCTTTCATCTCTGAAACCTAGATATACCAATTATTATAGCTTGTCTAAAAACTATTAAAGACTTTAAAAACTGTTTTAAAAACTATTAAAGACTAGAAAAGATGTTCTGAACTATTCTTTTTTTATATTAAAAAACTTTAGTATTTATTTTTCTAGTATACTTTAAACACTTACTAAAAATAATTTCTTATAAAAGATTGGAGATGAAGAATTTTTTATGCTTGAAAACAGAAAACAAATTCAGAAAGAAATTTACTTACCAATAGCAACATATTGTTTAAAAGATAAGCAATATTATATAAAAGAATATGGAGCACTATTAATAAAGAGTGCTGAAAATAGTGACATTTTTAATACCCATAAAAATAGAATTTTGTATAAGAATAAACTTGATATTCAAGAAATAGCAAATGAACTGAATGTAAATAAAGCAACAATCCAAAGAAATATAAAAAAACTAGAGAAGTTAGATTTTAAAATTCTAAAAATAGAAAATACCCTAAATGGAATTGTATATTGTTTACCGTCAGAAAATAATATTGATTTAAACAAATTTGCATTGATAAATTATGAAATGCTTAAAAAAATGGTCAATAAATTTAAATCAAATACAATAAAAGTATATTTTTTACTTAAAACAATCACTACAGAAACTAATTTTAAACCTGCAACTAATAGTTTTATAGCAGAAAATATAGGACTAAGTTCTAAAAGTAAAAATAATTTAGATATCATAACTTCTTCTGTTAAAACTTTAGAAGAAAATAAATACATTGAAACAAAAAAAGTAAATGTATATGAATATGACAAAGAAAAACTTAGAGAAGTTCCAAAAATAAGAAAAGTTTATCGGATTTGTAATTTTGATGAGTGGAAAAAGGAAATTGATAAAAATAAAGTTTATTAAATATAGCTTAAAAGCATTTAAAGGCTTGTCTGACGTGTTTTAATTACAAACTTGATGTTATTTACCTAAAAAGATACAAATTTGCTTAAAAATGGAAATAGAAGGTCAAATATATAGATAGAGAACCAAATAAAATTATATTGGCTCTCTATTTATCTTCTTCCCAATCCTCAATAAACTTTTCTAAACTTTTTAATTTATTTTCAGACACTTCTTCATCATCATGCAGAGCACTTATAAAACTTTCAAAAGAATTTTTGTGAAAGAAACTAAAGAAACTTTTAGTCTCAACTTTTAAATATTCTTCTTTTTCTATTAATGCTTTATAATATGTAAATCTATCTTTCTTAACAACCTCTAAAAATCCTCTACCAACTAATCTCCTCAAGAAAGTTAACATAGTTGATTTTTTCCATTCGTACTTTTCGCCTAGTGTCTTCAAAATTTCAGTAGATGCAACTTCCTTATCTTCGCTGTCCCAAATAAACATCATAACCAACAATTCACTTTCTGGAATCTTTTTTATCTTCATAAAGTACACCACCTTCTAAAAGTATATCTAAAATACTATAACAATAGAGTTAACTACACAATACTAAATGTCTAAAAATGTTTTACCAATTTTTACCAATTAATTTTTCTTTAAAAAAAAATTAAGCAGGAGTAAAAAAAATAAAATATTATCAAAATTTATCAATATAAAAAGAAATATAAGTATAAATTTTTCTCTTTGTATATTGATTGTATACAATTCTATTTTTGTAAAATTAAATTTTAAAAAATAATCAAAAATAGTAAATTTTGACATTTGCTTAATGTCAAATTAGGTGTTACAATTGTAGCATAAAGAAGATATATATCGAAATAATACATATAAAATACATATAAAACTACGTACGTAAAATATTTTTAAAAATAATCAAAAATCTTAATTTTCAATATTGAATACAATTAAATTTTCAAACTCATCTAGGGCATGACATACAAAAGCAAAAAACATTAATTTAGTATCTGATAAAAATTTAAAAATTGTAAAAGGGGGAAGTCTGTTATTTTTCAGAAGCAATGTAATTGTAAAAATATAAATCAGAATATTTTGAAAATATGGGGGATAATTCTTATGGTAGATTTAAAAATAAAATCATTAAATGAAATTGATTCCAAAGAAAACAAAATAAAAATAATAAATACTGTTACGGAAATTAGAGAAAAAGATTATAACACCTTTCTAAAAATTATGGGATATATGGAGTATTCTAAATTAAAAAATAAGGCACAATAAAGTGCCTTATTTTTTCAAAGTTTTCTGCATTAATCCTAATACATATTCTCTTGTTTCAGAATCAACCTCATAGAAAAGTCTAATAAATTCTTCGACTTCGCTATTGTCAAGATTAAAACCTTCTAATACATCTTTGAATATTTCGCCTTGTCCAGTTAGTAACCACTTTTTATTTACATTATATTTATCGCATATATCATTAATGGTTCTATCTGTGACTGTTCTTACACCTTTTTCAATTGAAGATATATGATTTTGAGAAAGATTTAAAGTTTCCCCAATCTCTTTTTGAGAAAGGTGTTTTATTTGTCTCAGTTCTTTAATCCTGTTATTCAAATTTTCACCTCCTAGAGATACCTCTTTGAGATATTATAACATATAAAATATCTCATAACAATGGAAAATATCTGAAATACAAGGAAAAAATATCTCAAAATGTATTGACTTAAATCTCAAAGGGTTATATAATACAAATATCTCAATGAGATATAAAAAATCCTTTTGAGATTAAGGAGGGGATTAAATGAATGAAAATTCTACGAATGACTTTAGTAGAAAAGAAAAGGAAAATCTTATAAAAGATGCTAGCCTAATATATGAAACCGACTACTTAGAATTTATAAAAATTAAATATCTGCTAAAAGGAATTGCTAAAGAAAAAAGAAAACAATTAAAAAAAGGAAAAAGTGATAAATGTTCAATTTAAAGACAGATTAGAGGTGAAAATATTGAAAATTTCAGATTTTAATAAAGATCATATAGGTAAAGCGATTCAAATACAAGAGACAAGATTTAATACCATAATGGATTGTATCATCACAGAAGTAGAAATAGGCGAAATTGTTGTAATGTTTTACATGCAAGAAAATGACGATGTAGGATATAAAGCTGTAACATGGGAAGATTTAAAAAATTATATCATAAATGGCAAAGGGAAGAGGCATTATAGGATTTTTGTGGCCTGGGGTATTGTTATAAAAAGAGGTATAACCTCTTTTTATAACTCTTCATTTTTGATTTTTAGATATGCATTGTCAATTATTTTTTCTATTGCTTCTCTATCTTCATCTTCCAATGCAAATATCTTTTTTATCATAGTTTTTATTTCTTCACTAGTTTCTAGATCTTCTGTAATGTCAACGAACATTTCACCTTCTCCATGCAATAACCATTGTTCATTTACATTAAATTCTCTACAAATATCATTTATAGTTCTTTGTGGTATCTTTCTATGCCCTGTTTCATATGAAGAGATTTGTGAAAGAGACAAGCCTAACTTTTTGCCAAAATCTTTTTGTTTTAATTTTTTTGAAAGCCTTATATCTTTAAGTCGTTGTCTTCTTTCATCATCTTCTAAGTTTTGTTTTTCCATAACGTCACCCCTTATGAGTATAATTATAACACTTAATAATACGCTTTGCAATTATAAGTTTTAAAAAAATACGCAAAATAAAATAAAAACTCAAAGCGTATTGACGTAGTATGCAAAGCGTAATATAATTGAATCACAGGAAGGAGTGTTAGAATGAATCAAGAAAAAGAAAAAGCGAATGATTTGTTATTAAAACTTGAACTTCTTAAAAAGATAAACCCACAAGAGTTTGGATACATAAGCGGAAGAATAGACGTAAATATTGAGAAGTTAAAACAAGAATCCGAAAGAAATAAAAGCAAAAAAATAAGATATAGGAAGGGGGCTTAAAAATTGGTTTTTAATAAAAATCAAATAGGATCAGCAGTTCAATTACAAGATATAAGGTTTGATACAAAAGCTGATTGCATCATTACGAAAGTAGAAAAGAATGAAATACTAGTCATGTATTATGAAAAAGAAACAGAGGAAATAGCATATAAAACTTTGACTAAAGAAGATCTAATACTTGATGACTATAAACTTAAGTTATTATCTTAAAGTAATTTCAGAAGGGAGGTGATAACTTTGGATCTTTTGAAGGATGCAAGAAAAAAAGAGTGGTTTTGGCTGGAAAATGATTTGATTGATAGAGAAGATTTGAGCATCTATGAAAAAATGATTTACATTGTCTTAGCTAGATATAGTAACGAAGAAAGTTCTTGTTTCCCAAGTTATAAAACAATATCAGAAAAAGCAGGTTGCAGTATAAGGCAAGTATCTAATATTTTGAATGAATTAGAGAATAAGGAACTAATAATAAGAGAAAATCGTAACCACGAAGGCAAAAAAGAGAAAAACAGTAACTTATATTTCTTAATATCTTCAAAAGCAAAGGTACAGAGTGAAGTGCCTAACGTTAGGCACCTCATGCCTAACCCTATGGCACCAGGTGCCTTACATGTTAGGCATGAGGTGCCTAGTAAAAAGACTTATAATAAAAAGACTTATATAAAAAGTAATACCACTACACAAAAAGAATCTAAAACTGATTATTTAGACCTATCATTTTTGGACTTAGATATAGAAAAAGTAAAACTAACTAAAGATGAATATGACAAACTTATAAGCAAGTTTGGGAAGAAATACATACACGATAAAATTGTTAGTTTAGAAAACTATATCGTTAATGGAAAAGGGAGTAGGTATAAGAGCCACTATAGGGCTTTGCTGACTTGGGGGAATGGAGATGTTAGTAAAGGTATAGTGTCAGAAGTTACAAAGGCTAAGAATCCACTCAGTGGCTTTAAAGAACTTTAAAAATTAAATAGATAGGAGACAATTGCTTATGGAAGATGAAAAGTTAGAACTTACTGAAAAAGATTTACACTGTATTGCAAGACATTTACAAAATGAAGTTATGGAGATGGTGTTTAGAGGGAATATAGAAGCCCCTACATCATGCGAAGTTTGCGATTACTTGCAAGAATGCAAGGGCTATTTCACCCATATAGACACTTTTATAAAATTAAGTGAAATGACAGGTGTAGATATTTTTACTAAATAAATTTAGTAAATTAAAATTTTAGTATTGTAATTGACGTGCTTTTTTAAAAAGAGGACAGTTGCTATTAGCAGTCATTATTTGAATTTTGCAAATGTAATTTTTATTACATTCGCATTCTAAAAGTTTTGATCCAGTGAATCCAGGAAAAGTTTTATATTCACCAGAAAATTCAACTTTATCGTCAATAAGAGAACATTTTTCTCTTAAGGTTTTAATTTTGCACATATTCATCACCACCCTATAATTAATTTGAACATACTGTCAATATGCTCCAATTAATTATAACATGCAAATTATCATGGTGTAGAATAGTTTCAAATCAAAAGAAGCAACTAAATAGTTAAAGACAGGAGGTATGCTAAGTGGAAAGAAAAAAACATGAACTTACAGATCAAGATATACAAAGACTTATTGAAGGATTAAGAACTGATCCAAAAATAAGAGAAATGATATTTGAAAGTAAGGATTGTGAAACTAGAACAAGTACAAGAAGTAAATGCGAACAATTTGTTGAAGAAAAACTTGCTTATAGAAGTTATGGATTTGAAACTCCAAAATACTATGCAAAACTTATTGCCGACATAATTGATATTTTAGTTTACAAAAATGTTCCAAGAGATCGTATTTGTGGGGTATTGTATGACGTCGAAAGGGTGATTCCTTTAGTTGTGACATTTTAATAATAAGCTGGGGGTGATTAAATGAATTACTCTTTAGAAGCAGAGCAAAACATTCTAGGAAGTTTTCTTATAAATGACTCTATAGGTTACAAAATAAGGGAATTAAAAGAAAATGATTTCTACTTTGAGTCACATAAAATTATTTTATCTTGCATGAAGAAAATAATTGACTCAAATAAACCACTAGATCTTTTGCTTTTAAAAAATGAATTAGAAAAAATAGATAGATTAGTAGATATTGGAGGCGTTAGTTACATTACCAGTTTAACAACTATAGTTATAACTACTTCAAACATAGATCACTATATAAAAATCATAAAAGAGAAGTTACTTAAAAGACAAATTTCAGAGTTAGCAAATGAATTAATTAATAATTCAAATTCAGATACAAGTATAGATGAATTGATTATAGATATAAACGATTTAAAAGCACTTGTGACGACGAGCAGTAGTGTAAATGATAATTACATTGACGCATCAAAAATAAAACGTGAAAAAGGCGTACACAAGTCCATAGACACGGGTTTTAATAAACTAAACAATATGCTAGATGGATTTAGATATGGAACTCTTACAATTTTAACTGGTAAACCTGCATCTGGTAAATCAACTATAGTTAACCAGTTTATAGCACAAGCAATTACGAATGGAGAAAAAGCATTTTTGTATTCTGGAGAATTACCCTCTTTCATGTCTATGGATTGGTTTAGAAAAACTGTAGC